CTTGCCAGCTGATGCAATCATTGCATCAATGCACTCTATGTCACCCTGATTGTAATGAGAGGGATGGTTTACATTCGATTTCACAGGCGTTATGGGAGGCCACGACATATCGAAATCGGGAATACCACCGCCTGAAAAACAAAGAGTGTCGTCGGAGCAGGAGCTAGAGAAATCGCTTCGCATTTGTTTATCTCAGTAGGTAAACATGCTTTTCGTGTCAATCATACTTTGATCAGCAGAAAGAGCTGAAGAGTACTTATTATCCAAATGTTCAAGAAGAGCAAAGTCAGGGATAGTCAAAGTGTCGCCATCCATTGCGAGGGGCACCACTCGTCGGTGCTCGGAGCCAGCGGGCACATTTTCAAAAGCGAGTCCCATTGAAGATCTATCGGCAATAGGCCAGTTACGTTTGCCCGTGCGTGCGTAGCTTCTTATGGGATCACAGCTCTCACTATCTATATAAATATCAGCGTCGTGTTGATCCAAAATCATCATGCCGTTGTAAGGATTGCCAAGCGAAGTGAACCCAACAAGTTCTGTTTCATAAGGTGTGATAAACAGACCGGATCTATACGGAATGTCGCCCCAAACATTTTCTGTATCTCCTAATAAATTCCATTTACGATAATTATCAAAAGGAATTAATTTTTCCTTAATCTTTTCAACGCGACAAAAACCCGGCTCTAAATTTTTCGAACGCAAATAGTCTTTGTACTTGTACCAGTAATCAAAATGTTTTTTTGTAAAGACCATATCGTTCTCTGAGTACATATAAAAGTCATGAGTCTTCTCTCTAATACGTTTAATCAGCGTGGGTTTATGCGCCCAACAAAGGTCAAACCCTCTGTATTCTGGCCCTGCAACCGCAAAAGCGACCCTACCAAGCTTCGTGTGAGAAGCGACGATCATGGAAAATTCGTCTAGATCATGACGGCTGTTGTGATCAATAACGATCTCAATCTGCTTGTCAAGCTCCAGGCTCTCATAACCTTTTAGAACTTTCAGAGTGGTTTCGATTCTTGAAAGCGGACTGTGCGCGGTGATCGTGATGTAAATTGATTTCATCAGTACTCAATAGAAAAGTTACCGCGTCGTTGAAGAAACGTCATGAGCCAGGTGTAAGCGTCGAGTAAATCATCGTGTGAAGTCGCTCCTACGTTAATGAGCTGGTCCACAAGCGCATCAAACTTTCTGTACTTGTTAAAGATAACTTTTTTGTTTTCTAGAAGACCAAGCGTGCCTCTGAAACGGGCTACTTTGTCGCCTCTAAAACCTTTAACTTCGTGAACATGGAGGTTAGACAACCCTCTTTCCTGCAGAAGAACTCTTCTCAAATCAGCAGCTAGAGAAGCTTGATAAGCAACAGCCTCAACAACCAGTGTCACTGTGGAGTAAGTAGGAAAGTAGGTGTCATTCTGTAGCTCTAGGATCCCCCACTCGACGAGCATGTCACAAAGTAAGTCGATTTTTTCGAGATTTCCAATCGATCTGACTTGGTGAGCGTCGATTACGTAGTACTTATCTTTTAAACGTCCGCCTAAAACAAATGCTGTGTAATCCGAAGTCTCATTTTTACTCGCCGAAAGATCAATCCCTACTGCTAACGAATCAAATTCTGTCTCAACTGTGCCTTTGACGATCAAATCTGGAGATAAGACCAGATCTGATGTCATGACTGGTTGTTGCTGGTATTGGTAAGCGAAAGCAACCGGGTCTAACTCCTTTTGTCCCTGTAAATACTCCACAGACCACTGCTCAGGCCAATAACTCATCGGCTCTCCCTCTTTGTTGTAAGTCAGAGCTTCCTGTGCGACCTGTTTCCAGCCTTTCTGGGGGACAAACATAGTTTTATGGATGTCAAGAGGATGGAATCGAGTGCCCAGACAAATGGAACGACCTCCTTCGAACACAATCGGTGCGATAACTGAAGACCAGTTATTGTTCATCTCCTCTCGCACCGCAGGATTTTTGATATCAGAACTTGATTTGATCGGGTCATCCACGATCACAAGGTGAGCCCGTTTAGACGTAATTGAACCTCTAAGACCAGCAGCACGAAGAGTAAATTCTTCATCACCAATCCTGTCGATACCTGCGTAATCAAAGTCAACCGACCAACCAATATCACTCTGCATACCTGCTTTGAGCTTGACCCTAGGAAATATCTTTTTGAAAGTAGATGCATCAATAATTTGTTTGATGATTCGGCTTTTAGGGATAGCTGTGGCAATGTTGTATGAGCAGTAGATAATCTGTAAAGGTCTGCCCGCCTGAGTGTGTCTGCCGATCACCCAAGCTGTGAACAAATTTAGAACAGTGCTTTTTGCCGAACCGCGAGGACTCAAAATATCCAGGTTTGGCCCAGCAATATCCAGAAGATATTTATTACTGTCTCCAGTTATAAGTTCACGATGCCACTCGAGCATGTGTCTAGCTGGTGGCTTGTCAAGAAGCGTACAGAATGTCAAGAAGTCATCTTGAGCTCTTGTAAAAACATTATCTATAGCAGTGTCTTCTGTTTCAACAGCTTTTTGAGCTCGGAGCTTTAAGTTGCGTCGGTAAGCAAAAGTTTCTCTGCTAGGCATTATCTATGAGTGTTTGTATACTGATACTGAAATTCTAAACGGGTATGGCAAAGATTCTTTGGTACGGAGATGCCGTCTCTAATACAGGTTTTGGTCGTGTCACTCATAGCATTCTTGAGCATCTGCATAAAGAGCATGAAGTAGTCGTATTTGGCATGAACTACACAGGGGACCCTCATCCATACCCTGTTAAAATTTATCCGGCCACAGCGCAAAACCCGCAAGATCGCTTTGGCATTGGTCGTATTCAAGCAGTCGTTGAAGCTGAGCGTCCCGACTTCTTTATTTGTCTGAATGATATCTGGATCGTAAATCAAGTTTGGGAAAGAATTCATCTCCTAAGAGACAAACTTAAATTTAAATTTATTGCATATTTTCCAACTGACTCAGAATGGTATCCGCTTTCAATGGTGAGGTACATTGCTGATTTTGATTTCGCTATAACTTTTACAATCGAACAAGCTCAGCGTCTTATGGCGCACGGGATTAAACCGCATCGTCTCGGTGTAATCCCTCACGGCCTAGATGAAGGTAAGTTTTTCGAAATGGACAGAGACGAGGCCAGAAGTCGTCTTGGTCTTCCTAAAGATAAATTTATTGTTTTCAATGGCAATCGCAATCAGCCTCGCAAGCGGATTGATGTGACAATCAAAGCGTTCTGTGAATTTGCTGTGGATAAAGATGATGTGATGTTGTACTTGAATATGGGAGCAAAAGATCTCGGTTGGGCAGTCAAAGAATTGTTTGAAACCGAAATGAAACGCCGAGGCCAAGACCCGACAGCAAAACTGGCTATTACGCCAAATATGAACTACCTAAACGCTCCGCCAGATGAGAACCTAAACCTTATGTATAACGCTGCCGATGTAGGTATCAACACTGCAGACGGCGAAGGCTGGGGCTTGGTTCCTTTTGAGCACGCTCAAACACGCAAAGCTCAGATCGTTCCCAACCACACGTCTTCAGCTGACATTTGGAAAAACAGTGCAGAACTTATAAACGTGGGAGCCTGGATCACTGATAAAGATTTGGGTGTTGAACGTGGCTTAGTTGACTTCAAACACGCTGCTGAGCTTTTGAATACTCTTTACGAAAACGAAGAATATCGAAAAGAGGTAGCAGACAAGTGCTTAGAGGTTACAAAAAATCCTTCTTACCGCTGGGACAAAGTGGCTGAAGGCTTTGACAAAGCTATGGAGGTGCTCAAGTGACGCTTCAACATATCCGCCACACAACCGCTCTAAGTTATTTAGAGCACCCAGTCAACATTCGTCCTAAAAATGGATACCCTACCGTTTACCAGCAAGCGGAAGATATTGGAGGTGAGTTCACAAGAATTCGTTGGGGTCTTCCTGAGGGAGCGATTGCAAATTTCAGTCCTTGCTTGACAATGAAAGACGGGCACAGGCTTGTCTCATTTCGCAGTCAACCTCAACCTTTTATATTTCATCCAGATCAAAACTATTACTACTACAACAACACGCCTACAGAAATTTATGTAGGTGAACTTTCGTCTTACGACACTGTGCTAGGTGCTCGTAAGATTCGAAGCACTCCACATCGTCTTAGTTACGAAGACTCGCGCTTATTCAAAGCGCCAGACGATGCTCTGTATATGCAGTTCATCACGAGTTCTTACGCAACGAAATGGAATAAGTCATCTCACAAACTTGTTAATCAACCCAAAGTTTGTGTGGGTCGTCTTGATGAATATGGGGAAGTAGTCGACTGTGTTTACCCCCCGGCAGGTCAAAATTTGACTGCTGGTAAGCCCGAGAAAAACTGGTGTTTCTTCACCGATGATGGTCACCTGCGGCTTCTTTACTCGACCCTTCCTCTTGTTATTAAGACTCCCGGTCAGTCTGATAAAACGATTGACTCGAGCTGTTTGAAAAAAGTAGTAGGAGAGTCTCCTACTTTCAATTCAACTGCTCCGATTGACATCGGTGATGAATGGCTTGTGTTCTTTCATTGGAAGTACATGTGCTTCGACACAGTGGCACAGCGTAATTTCTTGCTTTACCACTGTGGGGCGTACACCCTTGATAAAGGTCTGACAAAAATTACCAGGCAATGCACCGAAGCTCTTTTTAGTGGATCTTGTGCCGATCACCTTATTTGGTGGACTGACTGCACGGGTCAGCCTGTATCCACTCAGCCCGCTTGTATTCTTCCTTTTGGTGGAGAATACATCGAGGAAGATGACACACTCGAGCTAGCTCTCGGTGTGAACGACTCCTTTATGGGTATCTTCAAGTGCCCCCTCGTCAACATTCTGGCTCTTCTCGAGGCTGTTTAAAAAAGCACAAGTAAGATCCCTGAGTTCCTTATATCGGATACCCCAATCAGGGATCAAACCGTAATGAGGTAATACCTCACGGTCATATTCAGTATCTTCTATGTACTGGATAAGTCTTTCACGATCCGTCACGATTTTTCTTCTCGTTCGATGGTTGACCAGACGACAAGGGCAGCTTCATCTAAAAGAGAAGCCATTGTGGGTGAGTCCTCGAAACTATTCATGAGTTCACGAAGACAACGATCCGCACCAGCGAGTAAAAGACCACGGCGATCAAGACCATCCGTAAGTTGTCTGACCGCCTGAATATGCGATCGCAGTTCCTTTTGTAGCACGCTGATCTTGGTTGCTGCTGTGGCGTGATCACACATCCCAGTGAGTGTCATCTGCCTAACGTTATCAATATCCATCTTCAGACTGTCGATTTCAATCAACAAGACTTTACGTAAGTCTTGTTTGGGATATTTCTCTTGCACCCAGGCGGATAAGTCGGCAATTGAGCCGCTATAACTAGGACGCAAAAAACGAGCAAATAAATACGACTCAATTTCGCTAGTGCTGTTCTTGACATAGTGCAAGAAAGAGTCTTTTTCGGTCTTGCCTAGAGTAGATAACCAAGCACCGACAGTGTCTGTTTCTACAGCTTGTGTTTGGATCATCCGAAGAATCGCTGACCGGCCATAGCTATGTTCATAGCATTTTGACGCAGGTCTTTTGTAGCGCCAACGTTTGCGCGGATTCGAGCGATGTCGCTTTCTGTTTTAGCCTTGTTGAGCGTCAGCCCGCCCACAATTGAGGCATCGTATTTCGCCAGGTCACCAGCAATTCGCTGAGCTCCTAATGCAAGATTGGCTGCGCCAGTAGCTCGAGTCTGGGCCATTGCACCCAAGTCTCTTGCGTACTGTTGTGCAATATTTGTTTTAGCTGATTCTTGTAAGGCTTTAATCCCAAGGTTTGTTTCACCTAAGCTCTTAGCCAAGCTGTTATCACCATCACGAGCAGCGGTAGCTGCTTGAGACATAAATTGAGGATCGAGTAAAGCAACACTTAAACGAGCATCGCCAAGATTTTTTTGCAGATCCAGCCCTTTGCCAATCATGCCCAAGGCTTCACCTGCCTGGCCTTGGGTAGCAATTTGCCCACGCTCAGCAGCATCACGAAGCGCGGTAGCAGACCCGGTGGATAATGTCGATCCTAAAAGACCCTGCGCTCCAGCTAATCCTTGAAGAGTCGTGCCATATCGCATTCCAGCTAAAGTAATCGGGCTGTTGGCTGCAGCAGCCATTGCTCCGTACTTTGAGAAATAATCTATAGGCGGAGCACCAGACGATCCTGAGCTTGAGCTACTACGACTACTTCCGCCGCCAAAGAGGTTTTGGACACCCCTTACGACGCTTAAACCAGTGCCGACTGCGCCTAAAATAGTTCCAATTGCCATAATTACTTAAGCACTGAGCTCCCCATTTTGTAAGCTCCCACGACAGAAGGAGCTGTTGCATTAAGCGCCTGAATTACACCCATGTTAGGTGTATGTGCCAGGACGTTTGTGGCAAGCAGAGACTGAGCCAAAGCTTGGTCTCTTGCGATTTCAGCACGAGTAATCGCGCCCCACTCACCAATCACATCTCGTTTCCGAGCTTCTTCACCAACGACTCTTGCCTCAGCTTTACGAGACTGAAGGATCG